CGGTAGTAGCAGCTGCTACTAATGATAGTGTTGAAGAGGATATTGACGACTTGTTAAAGGATCTTTAATATGGATACGCAAGGAATGACACCAGAAGAAAAAGCTGCGGTCATGCAGTTTATGGGACAGACATATGGTCAATTACATCAGCAAGATCAAAATATTGTTGGAAGTGCCACTAACTTAAAACCTAAGTCACAGGAAATGAAACAAGTGTTTGAACAGACTGCACATATGCCGACCGTACAACGTCATCAGCAACCTCATCAGCAACCTCATCAGCAACCTCAACAGCAACCAGAACCACAAGCTGCACCTACACCTGTGCAACAAGTTACGCCTGAACAAGCTGCAGCTGAGTTACAACAGGAGCCGGCACCGGTACAAATTCCTAATAATCCAGATCAAATGGAGTTTAACTTATCTGAACCTACTGTTACAGATAAGTTACTCGATCTTTTAAAAGAGCAAAATTTGCTATTGAAAGAGATTAGCTTAAAATTAGATAATGGAAAAAAGACAACTAAAGGTCGCAAACAAAGCTGAATTTTTAAAGTTATTGGACGCTATTTCAAAAATAAATGATAGTGGCGTTATTCTTGATTTACAAGAAGAAAAAATAACTAGCTTAGTATCGAGTATCGATAGTACTTTAATTTTATGCTGTGAATATAAAACAGATCTCGGATTTAATAGTTCATTAAACGTACCTGACGTAAAAAAGCTGCGTAATGTATTAGATACTATTGAAGATACAAATATAGCTTTAGATATTAATTCAAATAATCTTGAATATAAAGGTGATAGCGTTAAGTTTAAATATCATTTATTTGAAGAAGGTTTTATTACTAGACCTAATATTAATTTAGAAAAAATTAATTCATTTAAATTTGATGTAGAGTTTAAGCTTAATAAAAATACCTTACAACGATTGTTTAAAGGTAGTACCTTTGCTTCAGAAACTAATAAAATATACTTTTATACTGAAAACGGTAATTTAATGGCAGAGCTTACAGATCGAGCTCGACATAACACTGATAACTTTACTTTAAGTTTAGGTAAGACAGATATTGAGTTAAAGCCAGTGCCGGTTAATTTAGATAATATTAGATTACTTTCTATTATAGATGAAGAGTTTAATGTAAAAGTAAATACTGAATATGGCGTTGTTGTATTTGATATTGAAGATAAGGATATTAAATTAAAATATATTATATCAGCCCTAACTCAATGATAATGCAACAAAAAAAGAATAAGCTTAAAACTGCAGGTTATTTTATTAAGAGATTAAAAGATAATGACTTTGTAACGTTACGAATATTTGATAAATATAGTAAATCTGATCCTCGTAAGTGGACTGTTTTAGTTGATCCAGGTGGAGCTTCTGTTTACGTAACATGTTTTGAGAATACCCCATTTAAGGGAGAATATCTGTTTAACTTTAATGACGGAAATCAAGTATTCAATAATAATTTTAGCTTAAAAACTGACTCTATTGAGGTTGTTGTAAGTAAGTTATTAAAATCAGGAGTGCAGCAAAAGGATAAGAATGATTTTTTGAATAAATAATTGTATGAGTGATGAAAACCCAGAAGAAGATTCCGAAGAATTTGATAATGATGAGGAGTTAAGAGAACTGGTTGAAAGAGCTCTCAAGCAAAGTATTGTTGATAAAAAAACATTTAAGAGAAGACAAGATTTAGCGCATAGACTATGCAACATTATTAGCGAATATTTAGATTGCTATATTTTATTAGGTTATGATTTTAACGGCCGTCATTTAGATATTAAAGCGTCTAAAACACCACAACAACAAGAAGCGTTAAATTCGTTTTTATTAAAATACTTCGCATCAGAAATGCATCATATTAAAGGTCACGGATTTGATACAGATGAATTACCGTAAAAGAGAGATATACGCTGTTGAGACAGGAGATTATGTAGGTAAAATGTTCGCGGTAGTAGACCCTAAAAAAGATACTATTGGCTGTCTTATTTTACCTCAAATGGAAAATGTTAATGTTCCGATAGAATCATTTGATAACGGAAGGAACAATGATATAATTAAATTAGTAGAAAAGCTTCCTAAAAACGTATATTCTGTTGTAGAGGCTCAATATAAGAAAAATGAAAACTCTAATAATAGACGGAAACAATTTAATACACCGAACATATCATACAGCGAAAATCCAGTCGAAGAAGACGAAGAATCACACGGATTACCAAGTAAGTAACTTTCATATTTACTTTACGCTTAACGCTGTTAGCTCGTACGTGAAGCAGTTTGTTCCTGATACTACAGTATTTGTATGGGATGAAAAGCAAGACTATAAACCCAATATACGCAAGAGCATCCTTAAGGAATACAAAGGTAATCGATCTAAAGATTCTTCACCTCATCAAAATAACGAGGTAATTAAGTCCATACTCTACTCAATGGGTATTAATTCTATCTTTCCTCGTGAACTAGAGGCAGATGATATTGTTGCATATATTTGTAGAGAGCACGAAGGTTCAAAAGTAATTATCTCAGTTGATAGAGACTTTCTGCAGTTAGTTAGTTCTGAGTGCACTCTATATGATCCGATACGTAAAAAGTTCTTTGAAGAAAGTAACTTCGAGGAACAAACCGGTTATAAGGATGTAGAGCAGTGGTTTACTGCAAAATGTTTAACGGGTGATAAATCGGATAATGTACCAGGTATTCCACGTTTCGGAAAAGCATCTGTTAAAAAGTACTTTGAAGATCCGGGATTTGTGCTAGATGATACTCAACGTGAAATATTCAAACGAAACGTAGATATATTTTGTTTAGATAAGTATGAGTCTTTACCCGACGAAGCGCAATACTATAAAGATCAATTAGCTGTTAAAGTCGATCCCTCTTATAAAGTATTTCTTGAATATTGTGAGGAATATTCCTTTAAGAGAATCTTAGATAAAAAAGAAGATTGGCATAATTTGTTTTTCATGAAAAGCTTATATAATAAGTTAAATGATATCGCTTCCTGAAGATTTTGTTATACTAAAATTCTTTGAGCTAGGTTTTTATCCTAAGTATAACAAGTTTAATAACGTCTACCAATGCAGCTGTCCTATTTGCAGAGAAGGTAAGTCGTTAGGTAAAAAAAGACGATGTTATTATATACCTAAAAACGAAAATATATTTTGTCATAACTGCGGGTGGTCTGGTAAACCATTAAGATGGATAAAAGAGGTATCAGGTACTACAGATAAAGATATAATTAAAGAATTAAAAGATCATGTTCCGGACGCTGAAGATATTGTTGAAAGAAGTGAAGATACTAAACCAAACTTTAAAGTCACTACCTTACCTAAGGATAGTATTAATTTGTCTGACGAGCTTCAGCTTGACTTTTATAGTAACAGCAGTGTTGTTACGGCTGTTAAACATTTAATTAAAGAGCGGCGATTAGATATCGCGGTAAATAAACCTTCGGCGCTGTATGTATCATTAACCGATATGGTACATAAGAATAGACTCGTTATACCTTTCTTTAATGAGCATGGCGAAATTGAGTTTTATCAAACAAGGACGGTCCTAAACAAAGATAATAAAGTAAAACCGAAATATTTAGGAAAGGTTAATGCTGAAAAAACTCTGTTTAATATTGATCGTGTAAGTAGTGATCATGATTGTGTTTACATATTTGAAGGACCGATTAATGCATTTTTTACGAAAAATTCAATTGCTGTAGCAGGTATTACTGAACGTGGTAAATCGTTTACACAGCGTCAAGAGGAACAGTTAAATACAACGCTTAAATGGTATGATAAGACGTGGATACTTGATTCACAGTGGGTTGATCAGGCATCCTTAGTAAAGTCTGAAGTATTACTCAAACAGGGGGAGAGGGTGTTTATATGGCCAGAGAAGTTTGGTAAGAGATTTAAAGACTTTAATGATATTGCAATTGCTTGCAAGATAGATGAAATAAAGTGGAGCTTTATAGAAAAAAATACCTTCGACGGAATCGAAGGTATTGTGAGATTATCTGAGATTAAAAAATACCGTAATCAAACGTATTTAAACTGAGCATTTCCAGTTTGAGCAATATAACCCTTAAATGACTCATTTAAAGCAGCAAGCTCCGTAGCAACTCTAGCAATTTTACGTTGTTCGGAGGCTTTCATACGATCAAAGATTGTATCGGGTTCAGCATTAGCTAACAAAGTTTGAATAGAATCTGGAGAAGAACCATTTAAGTACTCTAAAAACTGTTCAATCTCTCCAACCCAACTTTCAAGCTTAGTTCTCATCGCTGCGTTGCGCTCACTAACAGCTTGTGCAGCCTTTACATTAGGATCTTCATCAACAGCAACTTCATCAACTTCAACATCTACGTCAAAATCACCAGCTTCAGTATTATCCTCTAACTCTGCTTCAAAAGCTGCTCTTTCCTCTTCAGCTTGCTCGTTAAGAGATTTTAAAAAACGTTTCTCAAATTTGGTCATAAAATTATTTAGTCTCTAGCATAAATAATTACATGGATGGACCAGAATTTCCTTACAGTGTAGGCCCAGAAGATAAGCCTATCAACTTTCATATGAATGCTTCAGATCAAATGGGTATGTATAAGGATAATGAAAAACACCAAAAAGCTCCACCTATTTTACCGTATCACTTACAGCAAATGAATCAGCTCCTAGGAGACACGTTTACAAATTTAGTTGAAGTAAGAAATATGTTAGCAGCAGCAAAATCTAATGAAAATATTGCTGGTGGTGTTATTGATAATATTAACAGTAAAATTGATCAAATTAACGAACTGCTACTTGATATTCCGGAGGATATGGCTAAAATAGCTATATGACTATCTTAAGGTCGTTGTTTATTACCATATTAGTATCTCTTGCTATTGGTTTTGGATTACGTAATATATTTGGATTTTGGGAGACTGCAGTTCTCGTATTTGTTTGCCAGTTTTTAATTGCTTTTATTGTTTCATCTCTCAAAATTAACAGAGTAGATAACCTTACTGCAGAGTTTGAAGGAGAATTACAACAACTTCTAGATCTCAATGAAGCAACAATTGTATGCCCATGTAATAATAATACTTTTCAGCAAAATGTATTTATTAATATGGATAATACATTTCATTGCGACAAATGTAATAATACATATAGAATAGATGTTAACTTAGTACCGACTCTCCTAACTGAAACTCTCGATGTTAATAAAACGTTTACTGATTTAGCAAAACAAATACAAGAAAACGATGATATAAAAATAACATCTGACTATAAGCCAGGAACGGAACTATAATATAATTATATTATGAATAAACATGAATTTAAACTAAAAGACGGTACAACGAAGACGATGGACTTTGATGAACTAGTTCGTTGGGCTTGTCTAATTGAAGCGCTTGAAGTAGTAGGTGGTAAAGAAGATATCGATATTGAGAGTAATAACTGGATTAAGCCTCTAGCTTTTCAAAAGTATATTGATGAAAGATTTCATTCAATGAAGCACGATCTTAAAGTAGAAGCTACTCTAGGTAACTTATAAACCTAATTCTTCTTTTACAGTTTGGATATATTCTGCTGATACTTTGTCTTTAAATCTTTCGATTATTTCATTAGTATCTTTTCCAATTTCTTGGAATCCAATCATATAATTACGGAATCTATCCTCTTTAGTTGGGCGATAAGGAACACCTGCAGGTCTACCAAAGCGATGTAACCATCGAAGAAATGGTAAACAAACAGCCTTTCGTCCAGCTAATCTATATTTTTCATGAATATAGCCCTCTTCACCACCAAACCCTCTAAACTTTTTATTAAAGCCTAACCAGCTATCTTTCCTACATGTAAATAAACCTAACCCCTGTGCTGGTATTTCAAATGGTTTATTATTAGGGTCTTTACCTCGTTTATCTGTATCCCAAACACCCCACATATCACTGCCCCATTTATCGAGATTAAAGTGCGTACTTACATTTTTCATATCATCATATATTAACGGTCCCTGTAATAGGTTTTGATGGTCTTTACCTGCGTCGTAAAAATCTAAAAGCTTTTTTAAGCTACCAGGATCTAATAATACATGACAATCTAATACTAATACGTATTCAGTGTTAGCTAAACCAAATATTTTATCTCTTAACGAGGTTGCCGAAAAACCATCAAACTCAACATATGTTACAGGCTCTTTAAGCCAATCAACAAACTTACGGATCTCCCTCCCTTGTGCTGATTTAGGATTGTTGTTAATGATAACAAATTCTAATCTATCTAATACCTCTTTATGGTGTAATCTTAAAGATTGAATTGTAAAATAGAGACCTTCATAGTCGTCGTAAACGCAAGTTCCAATAGTTAGCTTTCCCACACTAATAATTACTAAAACTGCAAGTTATTGCAATCTTCATCCTCTGGACAAATAGTTGTTGTTGTCGTCACTACAGGAGGTACTGTAGTTGTCGTTGTTGTCGTAGTTGTCGTAGTAGTTGTAGTGGTAAGCTCATCCATTATAAACGGCGTCTCTAACGGTAAAATAGGAGCCGGGTATATAAACGTCGGTGGTTCCGGTGGTTCTGGCGGTTCCGGTGGTTCCGGTGGTTCGGGAGGTAGAGTAACTACTGGGTCTCGAGGGTCCGCAGGACCACCACCTCCCGGTGGAACAATATTCGGTGGAATAGTTGTACACGGCGGCGGTGGAGTAGTATATGGCGGTGGAGTAGTATAAGGTGGAGTAGTATAAGGTGGCGTTGTATACGGAGGAGTCGTATACGGAGGAGTCGTATACGGAGGAGTCGTATACGGAGGAGTAGTTTTATAAGGTGGTTCAGTTGTAGGATCTTCATATATCCTAAAATCACTACTACTACCGTCAGTTGGATCAGTGGAAATTAATCCTGGTAAATCGATTGTTATATCAATCGGGCTACCATTTAATGAACCATCTGATTCGTCATCTGGCTCAGGATAAGGATCATAGCATATACCCTCTTCATTACGCCTCCAACCCTCAGGACAAACATCAACACACTCCCCGTTAACTCTTTCTTTACCTTCAGGACACGGAGGCGGTGTTACTGGAGGTGTTGTATCATCCGGTGGCGGTGTTGTACCACTACCATCATCATCTGGCGGAGGTGTTGTACCGCTACCATCATCATCAGGCGGTGGTGTTGTATCATCCGGTGGCGGTGTTGTACCTGTTGTATCGCTACCGTCGGTATAACCACCACTTGGATCGGGTGTAGTACCCGTCCCGTCTCCCAGGCCCTTAAAAATAACATCATCAATATCAACTATAGTAGGCTTAAAATTACCGCCATAATCGCCACCAGTTTCACGATTTAAACTATCTATTGCATCATTAATACCTTGCTGAATAGAACTATCCCCGTAAAAAGGACCACCACCGTTGGTTCGATGTGTTTCAATTAAAATTGGTGTATTATTTGTATATATAAAAGTAGGGCTACTACTATCACCTTTTTGAAGCATCTCATTGCTGTAACCGGTAAAGTCTTGATATTCATCATCAACATTAGGTTCACCTAACATTATGTTAACACCATTAAAGTCACCGTTAAATCTTCTAATAAGAATCTTCCTTTCTTGATCTGTAGCTATAAAATGGCTATTCCTTAAAATATTTTTATATTCATCTATACTCTTAGGTTGAGGTAGTGGATAAACTGTTACATTATTAACAGGTGAATCGAGTAAGCCAACACGTACATCAGAATCTTTTAAAGCTTGTGTTGAAACTAGTTGTCTAGTAACTCTATTTCCGTTTTTATCCACGAAAACTACTTTACCACCATACGGATCATTAGGCCCATATAAAATATTCCAGTGCTTTGATAAAACAACGTGCTGTGGGGTTATTAATGTTGCTGCTTTTCTATATGGAGGCGGTCTATCACCATCATTTTGTGGAGACCAGGTCTCGGCAGCACCCTCACTAACTCCGGAGAAATCTACTTTTGTTAACCCGTTACCAAAAGTAAGAGGCATTGCATCTAAGAGAACCTTATTTATATTCTTAGCTGTTTGAGATAATCGATTTCTCTCTTCTTGGCGTCGCCGTGCTTCTTCCTGAAACACCGGATCCTCAAATAATAAACCCGGGTTATTACGAAGAAAAGTACCGATAACTTCAAGATCGTTAGATATAAACTCTAACTGAATCCTTCGCACCTCGGCCGGTATATTTTCATTATCACGTAAAGTCGATTGCTGTAATACCTTCTCATTATTTAAGTCTGTTATCTCCGAAAAGGTTAATTCTTGTAACCGGCTAAGTAGAACAGATTCTCGAAGTTCGCGCCGTTTATCAGCAATTTCCTGTAACTTTTCTTCCCGTTCAAACTCCTGTAGGCTTCGTGCTTCCAGATACGCTTCTTGTTCTGCCTGTCGTTGTTGTTCTTCTAGTATTTTATCTTGAGCGCGCGCTTCTGCTTCCCTTACCTTATCATCACTAACTTGCTGAATAGCTTGTTGTCGAGCTTGAGCTGCATTAAATAAAAATTGATTTATTAATTCTACCGTTGTACCTAACGAATTAATTTGAGCAATATAGTCCTGTTTTTTATAGTAAGGTAAAACATCATCACCTAATGAACTTATCGCCTGATCTTTTGCTGCATTAAGTTTTTCAAGCTTTTCTGCAGCAGCTCGTTCAGCAGCTGCTGCAGCAGCCTTATCAGCAGCTACCCGCGCTCTTGCTACTGCAGTATTAAAAGATTCTATTTTTGTAAGTATGCTGCTAAAAGCTTCTACAAGGTTTAGAGCTGCAGTTTTACTAGTCGTTGTTCTAGATGTAATTTGCCAGCTAGCTGCTTGCCTCCCTGTTTGGCCAATTCGATATGTTTCCTCTGCAAAACCAGCTGCTGTGTCTATAGCTTGTGAAGCGCCTATAATATTATAGTAAACATCTGTTATTGCAGCATTTGATAATACATCAAAATTATTAGCTGTAGTTAACCATTGGTTAACACTCATTAAAGCCATAGCAACCTTTCCATTTGCTAAGTTTGCTGAGTCTCTGGCTCTTTCAGCCATGTCATTTAGATTTGTAACTCGATCTACAAAACTTTGCGGAAATTCATTAGGCCTTCTTTGATTTTGTGCTCTTAATGACAAGCCGAGTGTTCCGGGTAAGTAACCGCGGCCTCCGGATTTCTCACCTGCTCCAATTGTATTCTCAGCAGCAGTAACTGATTCTTCAGCTAACTCAGCTGCCGCTGCTAACGGATCACGTATTGTATCAACAATATTACTCTTACTAATTGTAACAGTTTCTGTCTCTGGAGCTGATTCGAAGTCTTCAGTAAGATCGCTTAACCCACTGTCGTCAGGATAAGTTACTGTAGGGGTAGTTCCTCCATCCGGAGGAGGTGTAGCTTGATCGGGTGGTTGTGTTACACCTGTATCTTCAATAATAGGAGGGCGAGGCGGCGGGGTTGCACCACTTCCAGCTGCTTGTGTATCATTAAAAAGGCTAGATATTAAATCTTGACTCTCTTGATTTAAACCTTCACTTTGTCGCTGTGTATCATTAAAAAGGCTAGATATTAAATCTTGACTCTCTTGATTTAAGCCTTCACCCTCTCGTGCTGGTGGTGGCGTAACACCAGGTGTCGATGGATCGTAATTAGGGTTAGGTATGTTTAAAGTTTGAGATTTAACATATGGTCTACCATCTACAATTTGCTGAAGAGTTACAGTAACATCCATGCTACCGTCTTTAGCAACTTGATCAGCACCTAAAGTTAATCTGGCAGCATTTATAGTTACTTGTGCAGTACCAGCCGATACTGCTGAATCACCATCTTCAAGTTCTGCCTTATTGTTAAAATCTTCAACAAAATATTCTACTTCTCCATCAAACCCTTTACTTAATGAAACGTAATCAACATTAATAACCCCAGTAGTGTTATCAAATGAACCCTCTACGCCACCTGCACCGAGTTGTGGATAAGATATAACAGTTACAAAAACATCTTGTATCTGTACATCCGGATCTCCTAAATGCACAGAAGCTGGCGCCGGAGTTCCAGACGACAACCCCATTGGATCAGGAGTTGTGTTAGAAAAATCTGGTTCCGGTGTTTCCATTATGCAGTAATATTAGTGACAGTTGTAAACGGAGTATTAGGTACAGTACTCAGGCTCGGAGTTCGAATAGTTTCAGTAAGCACTTCACTTCCTTCGTATCCTTCAACATGAAAATTTCTTAAAAAGAAATCTTTTGCGCTCAATTGATAAGCCGCAGCAGTAGCTGCATAATTTGCTGAAATTGGAGTAGAAAAGGCAAATCCACAATAAATGTTTTCTATATTAGAAAGAGTGCTATATCTTGTACCGAGGCTAATTGCCGTTAATAAAGTATAAGTTGTAGTATCACTTTCTCGTGAATCAATAAATAGGGTTTGCCCGAGATTAGTATATCTAAATCTTAAAGTTCTATACGTATCTGTAGATATAGTACTAAATGTAGTAGATATAGAAGAAAGGTGGTTATTAACAACCACATTATGTAAAAAGTCTCGTGCTATAATTGATTCTCTTAGTACTTGATGAGGCTTTACACCGGGTCGATCATCTCTACCCGTTAAAGCATATTTACCTGTGGAATCAAATGCCACTTTAACCAACATACCACTAAGTACGGCTCCTTCGAGTAAAATTGTAGAATCTCCTTCTGTTTTTAAAGGTGTAGAGGATGATAGAGCTCCAGCAGTAGTATACCCTTCAGTTAATAGTGCATAAGCTGATAATATAAATTCTGGGTCTTGGTCGCCGATATATTGTCCAGGTAAACAGGACAAAGGTCTAGGTAGATTAGTTAAAAACGTCGAAAATCCCAATTCATAGTTATCAAATTTAGCTGTTGAACCAAAGCTAGTACTTGGCAGTTTATACTGAAAGGACCAAGTAATATCATAATTGGAATTAAAAGATTTACCAACTTCGACGAAGGTATAATATCTTGCCTCCGCGGGTAATG